ATTACTATAGTTTTTGTAGTTTATAATGGTTCTAATAAATGAGTTATTAAAAGTCATAATTATACAACCGCCCGCCCCTCGATACTTGTTAAAACTTACTGGCCGCGAGCAACTCGCGTCTAGGTTGTAGCGCCATAGTTTATAATGATTATAAATTAATCCTAGAAATTCCTAGATGCTCGACACATGTGACCCGTGAGAAAGTTTTTTTTATTATTGCTCGTTGCGCGTTGCGAGGATCTAGCCAATTAATAGAGGTACCAAAGCAAGGCCAAAATATCTAAGTTTTAAAATTTTAAACTATTTAGCGCGAAACTATGTTACTAAATTATGTTAGTATTGTCGGATTTGTAGCCTTAACCACCCCAAATTCGTTATTGCTTTCTAGGAGAATACCGAATAAATTAATAATCGTTGGAAACATTAACCAAAAAATTTTACAAAAAATTTTTTTCAAAATGCAAATTGATTTAGACAAAATAAAAAAGCTCCCACCTGACGTGAAGAAAGACTTCATGAAGATGTACCTAAAGCTTGATGAAAAGAAAAAGATACTGAAAGTCAAAGATGACTTCCTGTCATTCGCCAAACACATGTGGCCAGAGTTTATAGAAGGTAGACACCATAAGATTATAGGAGATAAGTTCAACCAGATAGCACAAGGCAAAATCAAACGATTGATTGTCAATATGCCACCAAGACATACCAAGTCAGAGTTCGCTAGCTCCTTGCTACCCGCTTGGATGATCGGGCGTAATCCTAAACTTAAAATTATTCAGACCACTCACACAGGGGAACTTGCAATTAGATTCGGGCGTAAAGCAAAAACGTTAATGGATTCTACAGACTACAAACAAGTGTTTGAAACACGTCTTAGAGAAGATAGTCAAGCAGCGGGCAGATGGGAAACAGCACAAGGTGGAGAGTATTTTGCATCTGGTGTCGGTGGAGCAATCACAGGTCGTGGTGCTGATCTATTAATTATTGATGATCCACACTCAGAACAAGACGCAATGAACCTTACAGCTCTTGAAAGAGCTTATGAATGGTATACATCAGGACCACGTCAAAGGTTGCAGCCAGGTGGAGCAATCGTTTGTGTAATGACAAGATGGAATGTCAAAGATTTAACAGGACAATTATTAAAACATCAAAAAGAAGCAAAGTCAGATCAGTGGGAGCTAGTAGAGTTCCCTGCGATCATGCCATCAAATAAACCAGTATGGCCTGAGTATTGGCAGCTAAAAGAACTTGAGACTGTTAAGGCATCACTATCGATTGGTAAGTGGAATGCACAATGGATGCAAAACCCAACTAGTGAAGAAGGTGCCATCATCAAAAGAGAATGGTGGAATGTTTGGGAGAAAGATGAAATGCCAGCCTTAGAACATATCATACAATCTTACGATACAGCATTTATGAAAAAGGAGACAGCTGACTATAGTGCAATCACGACATGGGGTATCTTTAGAGATTCTGAAGATAGTCCACAACAGTTGATATTAGTCGATGCACTTAAAGGTAGATACGAGTTTCCCGAACTTCGTCGCGTAGCCAAAGAACAATATGATTACTGGAAGCCAGAAACTGTGTTGATTGAAGCGAAAGCTAGTGGATTACCTCTAACTTACGAGTTAAGAAATATGGGGATACCTGTTGTAAACTTTACTCCATCAAAAGGGAATGATAAGCACGCTCGTGTAAATGCAGTTGCACCTTTGTTTGAAAGTGGTATGGTGTGGGCTCCTGATGAAAAATTTGCAGAAGAGGTTATTGAGGAGTGTGCAGCTTTTCCATACGGGGATCATGATGACTTGGTCGATAGTATGACACAAGCTGTAATGCGATTTAGACAGGGAGGGTTAGTACCACATCCTGAAGACTATGAAGAAGAGAAAATTATAAAAACGAAAAGGACTTATTATTAATGGCTAATGGAATACTAACACTTAACCCAAACTTTCCTGAGAGAAATTCAGAGGGTGAAAAACTTCCTTTGATTGAAGCACCTGTTGGTGCAGGAATTGGTTTAGCTTTAGCTAATTTTTTAAAAGATAAAAACAAAGAAAATTTACCAGAAAAAATTGACGAAGATAAGAAAAAAGAAGAGCCTCCTGAAGACCCAGATTTTATACCAGAAATTTTAAAATTAAAAGAAATAGATGACGATGATGATGTTGCGTTAGACACACCAGAGGCTTATGACAAAGATGGAAAAATAGTAAACGTTGATAAATTAGTTAATATGGAAAAATATGATACACCTTTTGTTAAAAGAGTAGAAACTGAACGTCAAGATGCTTTTCCTTTTTCAATAAAAGATTTTAAAGGTGGAGCTTTAGATAATAAAACAATTAAAGAAGCTTTTGATTATGTGCATGGTGATGCACCAGAAGATAATCCTCAACCTTTTAGTAGGGATAATTTTTTATTAACACCCGCAAGAGGACAACAAGAAATTGCTTTAAGATTAATAAAACAAAAATTAATAGAGGATGAAGCAGATTCTAAAGTTATAGATCATATTACAAATTTGCAAAAAGAGTTGAGTGAGAGAATAAAAAACACTGGATATTTTGGTCAAGGTGCAGAAAAAGAAAAAAATTTAAACGTAGGCATGGGTCTTTTTAATGAATTAAAAAGAAAGAAAAATGCCAAAGGCGGCATGATTGATAAACCTTTATCAGGAAGAAGTAGGTACGTATAATGTCAGAGCTAACAGATAAATATTCAAAGAATTTTAGTAAAGCTAAAAAGAAAGAATTTGAAAAACGTGTGTTTGATAATCTTGGTGCAATGTCAGAGTTGTCAGCTATTATGTTAGTTTTAGCAGAAATGAGATCTGGTAATAAAAATGGTGGATTGATAGACAAGCCATTAGGAGCGGGTGGCAAGAAATCAGGACCACCTCCTAAAAAAGGGCCAAGCTCGAAAGGGTTGAATATTAAAAGCAATACTGTTAAGACAGTTTAATTGGAGAAATAAATGGCAACAGATAAAGCATTACCCAACGAGGTAAGAAAAGAAATCAACATTCCTAGTATTGAAGATATACAAGTAGATTTAGAAAAAGAGCCAGTAGAAAAAGGCCTTGTTGAAGTTCAACAAAACGAAGATGGCAGTGTTGATGTAAACTTTGATCCAAGACTTGGAAGTCCTGGTGAAGACACTGGACACTTTGCAAATCTAGCTGAACTGTTACCTGATGATGTATTAGATCCATTAGGAAGTAAAATGTATGAAAACTACATGGATTATAAAACTTCAAGAAAAGATTGGGAAAGAACTTACACGCAAGGATTAGAACTATTAGGTTTTAATTATGATGACAGAACAGAACCATTCAAAGGAGCGAGTGGTGCAACACACCCAGTATTAGCAGAAGCTGTTACACAGTTTCAAGCGTTAGCTTATAAAGAATTATTACCAGCAGAAGGTCCAGTTAGAACTCAAATTATAGGTATGCCTACACCTGACAAAGAAGCTCAGTCGCAAAGAGTAAAACAATTTATGAATTATCAAATTATGTCAGAGATGCCGGAGTATGAAGCAGAGTTTGATCAAATGTTATTTTATTTACCGCTTGCAGGTTCATCATTTAAAAAAGTTTACTATGATGAAATTATGCAACGAGCAGTTTCAAAGTTTGTACCAGCAGATGATATTGTTGTGCCTTATACTGCAACATCATTAGATGATTGTGAATCTATTATACACAGAGTTCGTATGTCAGAAAACGAATTACGAAAACAACAAGTAGCTGGATTTTATAGAGACATAGAAATTAATCCATCATACATGCAAGAAACATCTTCTGAAAAAGCAGAGAGAGAATTAGACGGAACATCAAAAGGACGTGACCAAAGAATGTATACACTTCTAGAATGTCATGTTGATTTAGACTTAGAAGGTTTTGAAGATGTTAGACAAGACGGTGAACCAACAGGAATAAAAATTCCATACGTTGTAACTGTTGAAGAAGGCACAAGAAAAGTTTTATCTATTAGAAGAAACTATGAAATAGGAAACGCACAAAAAAACAAAATTAATTACTTTGTACATTTTAAATTTTTACCAGGGCTAGGTTTTTATGGTTTTGGTTTAACTCATATGATCGGAGGATTATCAAGAACAGCAACAGCTGCACTAAGACAACTGTTAGACGCAGGAACATTATCAAACTTACCGGCAGGATTTAAAATGCGTGGCATCAAAATGAGAGATGAAGCGCAGTCGATACAACCAGGAGAATTTAGAGATGTGGATGCACCAGGTGGAAACTTGAAAGATGCATTTATGACTTTACCGTTTAAAGAACCATCTCAAACTCTATTACAACTTATGGGTGTCGTGGTACAAGCAGGGCAACGATTTGCATCGATTGCTGATCTGCAGGTAGGAGACGGGAACCAACAAGCAGCAGTGGGCACGACAGTAGCTATGTTGGAAAGAGGATCGAGAGTAATGTCTTCGATTCACAAACGAATGTATGCTGCAATGAAAAAAGAATTTACAATTTTAGCTAGAGTATTTAAATTATACTTACCTCCAGTTTACCCCTATGATGTTATTGGTGGACAAAATCAAATTAAACAAACTGATTTTGACGATCGAGTTGACATCTTACCAGTTGCTGATCCAAACATCTTTAGCCAGACTCAAAGGATATCTTTAGCTCAAACAGAAATGCAACTGGCTGCCTCAAACCCTCAAATACACAATCAATACGAAGTCTATCGTAATATGTATGAGGCATTGGGGGTAAAAGATATTGATTTAATATTAAGAAAACCAGAACAACCTATGCCAAAAGACCCAGCACTAGAACACATTGATGCTTTAGCTGGTAAACCTTTCCAAGCATTTCCTGGACAAGACCATCAAGCACATATTACAGCTCATTTAAACTTTATGGAAACAAATATGGTAAAAAATGCACCTGCAGTCGGTGCTGCAATACAAAAAAATATACTTGAACACATAAGTTTAATGGCACAAGAACAAATTGAAATGGAATTTAAACAAGAATTACCACAATTAATGCAAATGCAACAAATGGCAATGCAAAATCCACAACTACAACAACAAGCAAGAATGTTACAAGAGAAAATTGAAGGTAGAAAAGCAGTTTTAATATCAGAAATGATGGATGATTACGCAAAAGAAGAGAAAAAGATTACTTCACAGTTTGATAATGACCCAATTGCTAAATTAAGAGCAAGAGAACTAGATTTACAAGCTCAAGAGAATGCTAGAAAACAAAAAGAAGGTGAAGAACGAATAAATCTTGATAAAATGAAAGCAATGATGAACGATCAAAACCAAGATGAGAAATTACAACAGAATGAAGAGCTTGCAAACCTTCGTGCAGACACTTCTATTCAAAAAACTATCTTAAGTAAAACAATACCACCATCAGATAAGACACCTGATGCGGTTTCAATTATAAGAAAGGATTAATATGTGGTTATCAGCAATTAAATTAGCAATGTCTACAGGAAGTAAGATTTATGCTAACCGTCAAAGAACGAAACAAGCGATGTCTGATGCACAATTAATGCATGCTGAAAAAATGGCCCGAGGTGAGGAAGCTTACCAAGGAAAATTATTAGAAAGCCGACAATCAGACTGGAAGGACGAGGCAGTTTTAATAATTTTGTCGTTGCCCGTGGTAATTTTGGCCTGGGCAGTCGTATCAGACGATCCATCTGCTATGGACAAGGTAAAATTGTTTTTTGAGATGTTCTCGGAGCTTCCAAAATGGTTCACAAATTTATGGATCCTTGTCGTAGCGAGTATTTATGGTATAAAGGGAACACAAATATTTAAAAACGGAGGAAATAAAAATGGCAAATAGACTATACAACAAACAAGTAACACCTAAAGGATATAAAATGGGTGGCAGAGTAAAAAAAATGGGTGGCGGAATGATGAAAAAAAGATCGATGTTAAAAAGTGGCTCGTTAAAAACTGTTGATAAAGAAAAAAATCCAGGTTTAGCTAAGTTACCAACTAAAGTTAGAAACAACATGGGCTTTATGAAAAAAGGCGGCAAGGTTAAGTAATGGCTGGTAGAGGTTTATACGCAAACATTGCAGCTAAAAAAAGAAGGATTGCTGCTGGCTCTGGAGAAAAAATGAGAAAAAGAGGAGCTAAAGGTTCACCAACTGCAGCAAACTTTAGAAGAGCTGCACAAACAGCAAGGAAAGCTTAATGACTAAATTATGTCCTAGAGGTAAGTCAGCCGCTAAAAGAAAATTTAAAGTTTATCCGTCAGCATATGCTAACG